CAGTAAATAATAATCTTCATTTTCAATACCTGTACCTTCAAACTGTATTAAATTTTCTTGTTCCTCATTACCAAAGTAATGTTGCTGTGTTGGGAATATGTTAACCATTTAATTATACCTCCAGTAAATTTATTTAGTTTGATTTTTGAGTTCTTTCAATCTCTTCCATCAAACCTTGAAGAATTGCTTGTGTTTCTGCATCATAAATCTGTCGAGATCGAATTTCGTTTTCAGTAGGGATTCCTGAAAATGCACCAGCATAATACCCAGTATAATTAGGATCTCCACTATTAGTTCTTATATAATTTAATTGTGCTCTAGTTATACTACCACCATTCCAAGGTTGATCAGCAGGAACTCTTGGTCTTTCCTTAATTACATTTGATTTTGGACCATCAGTTGCAATGAGAATACCCATCGACTCCATCTGCTCTTCACTAGATGTAATATTGGTTTTATTTAATGTTGGAGCACTATTGGGTGTAGCAGTACCAAGATCATTAATCTCATTATCACCTGTTAATGGTGAAGGTTTAATATTTCCATACCATCCTTTTATTGGATCAAACTTACCAAACTTTCCATAATCAATAGATGCTGTTCTTGGAAAAACACCTAAGATTAAACGTATTCCTGAACTATTACCAGATCCATATATTCCATAAACCATATCACCCTGAACTATCCTTACAGTTCTTATTCTTCCTCCACCACCTGATCCAGCAGTAGTTGGAAGTAAACAGTAAGCATAATCAAGATCCTCATCAGGAATATTATCCGTATCTGAATGATCTCCTACAATACGAACCTTAAATCTCCATCCCCATCCCAATCCTTTAGCCTGCTCTTCTTGTGCTTTAAAAGGTGCAACAATTCCAATCCAAGATTGTAATGGATTCTTTCCAAAGGTATTATTATCAGATTTTTTTACAGAATTAGACATTTATTTAATAACTGTTTTTATATAATCCATAGGTATCACGAGCAAGTGTCATGGATGTGTATGAACTTTCTGGATCGAAATGATGACAAAGATGTAGGATTAGATAATCTCCACTCCTATTTTCATTCCAAATAGAATATAACTTCTCATCCATTGAGATGTTACCAAGATGAATTCTAACAACTTCACCTGCTTTAAGATTTATATTACAAGGAACTTGAACCTGCATAACTTGAGCATGAAGTAGATTATACCTCATATTTGCTAATGCATCCCATCTAACTGGATTATTTAATTCAATAACACCAACACCAGGTTCTGATGATCCAATATCTAAAATACTAGAATAAGTAGCATGAAAATTATTTTTATCTACATTTGGATTAGGTTTCTGATTTTTACCAAGATTAGATTTACTCAACAAATTAACAATTTCCTCTTTAGTCTCAAACGTTAATGGATTAGTAGTTATAAACCTAACAGAATAAGTTCCATTTTCTAATGATTCCAATACATCCTGATCCTTTATTATCTTAGGTACATCCAAAATCTTAAAATTATTATTTGTATCTTCTTCAAGAGTTCCTGGTTTATACTCATAAGTATGACCTCTTCTATAATTTTTATTTTCCTCTAATAATTCTATACCTTCATTAATAAGAGTATCAATAGATTTAAAATGAAATCCATCTTGTGTTTGATAGAAAAAGAATCCAGGATCTCCTGTAACTGGAATAGATTTCTTACATAGATCTAAAATAATCTCAAATGGTGAACGAGATCTACCAGTAACTTGTTCATTGTTTTGAGTATCTTCAATAAATCTTCTATTTTCTGGAATCTCTAATGCTTCTAATAATTTATCTACAGTCTCATTAATCCTACCTCTAAAATATGATTTTATAGGAGTTTGTGCATTATCAATTTCATGTGGTGAAACAAGTCTAAGTAATATACTTTGATTTATACCATCTTCAATTATATTTGGTGTTCCAGTAACCTTAAAAGGTAAATTTCTTGTATAATAATCCAATCTCCCAAAAAGAGTCTGAATTTGAAATGCTACATCTTCAAATCCTTCAATAGGTAAAGCATCTTTAAGTGTTCCTCTTATTCCATCTTTCTGACTAAAAGTAGAACCACCACTATCAACTTCAGTAATAGACGCAGTTACTGTTGGTGAATATACACTTTCATAATAGTCCAAATTAACAGTTTTACCCTGAATATTAACTGGTTTTCTACCTTCCCTTTTAACTGATAAAAAGGAATAATTTGATGCTTGTGATGCTGCTGCTTGAGATGCCATTTATATTACTCCTTTACAATTAATCTTTGTGGCATATAGATGGTTTTTGTTTTACCACCCCATACACTATTATTACCAATTAAATCAGGTTGCTGAATTGTTGTCTTAGCAAATAAAACTTCAGGACCACGCTCACCAACTAATGTCCATCCTCCAGATGGTCCCCCAATAGCTTTCTTATCAATATCAGAAGTAGGAATATTTAAATCAACATCACCAAATTTATCATTAAACTCATTATCTACAAATTTACTTAGTTCATTATCCTCACCATTACTCAGTTTCTTTGCTGCTTCCAACAAATCTAAATCATTTACAGCATCTTTTAATGGACTATTATCAACCTCATTTTTAAAGATCTTACTCACATTACTCAAATCTGGTAGCATCTCACCTATTTGTTCAAAAGCTCCCTGTATACCTTCTAAAGCTTTTTTTACATTATCATCTTCCTTTACACCAGTAAAAAAGTTTTTCGCCCCTTCCCACATAGTAGAAAAGAAATCTGCTATTCCCTGACCCCATTCTCCAAGTTTTCCAAACAATCCTCCACCTTTTGTTAGAAATTCAGGTATAGCTTGGAACATTCCACCTAATAACAACAAAGCTCCAAATTGAATGACCTTTCCCATCACATCCATTGGACCACTTATTACAGTTTTTTTAATACTATCCAAAGATGATTTAAATGCTCCACCTATAGGGGATTTTTTTTCTATTTTAGATTCTTTTTCTCTCCGTACACTTCGTGCAGTAATAATCTTTTCTAACTGTTCTTTTTTCTTTTTTCTTTTTTTTAGTACATCATTTTTCTTCGTCAGAACACTGTTAATATTCTCTGCAGTTATCTTTAATTTTTTTACTTCTGCTTGCAACATCTTATCTTATACCTAATATCTCTGGAACATCAACCATATAACGATTAGATAGATTAACAGAAGAAACTTTGATAAGTCTAGTTGCTTCATTAGATGTAGTTATAGTACCTGTTTTATCAGAGGTGATAAATTTATCAGGTAAAGGTATAATTTCAAATGAATTACCTGTAACTGGTGGTGTTAATAATTTTGCAGTATTCTGAATAGAATGATTAGGCACTATATGTGAATTAAGAGGTAATTTAAGCAATTCTGGTCCTTTTTCACCAACTAATGTCCATCCACCAGATTGTCCACCAATAGCTTTCTTATTAAGTTCTTGTTCTTTTAATTCCTGTCTGTTTGGATATATTGATTTATAATCTGGGTTAAACCAATCAGCAGGTTCTCTAATAAGAATATTTTCCATAAACTTTAAGAACTTATTATTAATCTCATTATCATACCACCATTTTCTGGTAGCAGCACCAGCATTATATGTTGCTGTTACTGGATTATTTTCCATTGTCCAGTTAAATTTCTTATGTAAAAGATATAATGCACCAAGAGCAGGGAGTAATATAATCATAGCTTTAAGTGCTAATAATAAAGAACCGAATACAGCAACAAGACCACCACCTGCTAGTATTGCACCTGTTCCTGTTGTAAGTAATAGTGCTGCAGCTCCAACACCCGCTAATAATTTCCAATTATCTTTAAACCAATTAAAAGTATTTTTTATAGTCTCATGATTGTCTGGATTAGATAACCATTCAATAGCACCAATAACAACTCCTCCTGTAAGAATAGGAGTAAGAAATTTCCATACACCTTCAAATATACCTTTAAATCCTTTAGATAATGGACTTACTAGATTTCCTGCTGTCTTCTTAACAAAATTTCCAACTTTCTTTGTAGTTTCTAATCCCTTTTCTTTAGAGAAGAATTTTGCTTCAGATAATGCTTTTCTTCTTTCATTAAATTCTTTTTTATTTTCTGTAATACGATTAGTAAAATCTATCGTTAATTGCTTTTGTATTTGTAGAAGAATTTCATTTGTTTCTCGTAATTGTTTAGCAACATTATTCTGCCTAACAAGATCGGGAGTCATCCCTACTCCTTTTCCAGCAAAAGCAAAAAATTTCCTACCAGCTTTTTGTTGTTTCTTATCTTTTTCTTTAGTAGGTCTATAGCTCCACGATTCACCTTCTCTCAATGGAGAATTAATAGTATTTTTAGTTATTTTTTTACTTGCCACTTTGTTGTTGTGCTTTTAAATTTTCTTCTTCAATGTGTTTCTGTAATAAACTAACATAGATTTCTCGTTCCCAAGGAATCATATTTTCAAGATCACTTAATGAGTATTTATGGTGTTGTATTAATGAAAAATTAATCTTATAGTATGACTCAAGATTTGTATGAGCCATACCTAGCTGAAAAAAGCCGCTAAACCCTCCAGCACCACCTCCGATTCAACTTTAGTTGCGGGATTAGTAACCTTTATAGTATGAGTAAGTTTGGGCATTGTTGAAAAGAATTTCTCAATTTCTTTAAATTGTTTAGTGTTCAACTGTTCAATAAATTCTGAAAGTTCCTTATCAGTTGATTCAGAAGCATTCCAACTTTCTTCTGCATTGTAAATCATATCAATACATCCAATAATCATACCAAGAGTTGTATCTACAGTATCATAAGTTTGATCAAAATTAGATGCAATAAATTGATCCATAGACGGATACTTCATCTTCATTGAAAGATTATCATCTAATTTAATTGAATTTTTATGAGATTTATCCTTTTTAACTTTAATCGAATCAATCTCAATTTCTTGTTGAACTTGAGTTTGTCCATCATCAGGACAAGTAATACTAACTTCTACAGTCTCACCAACTGACTTAGCACGAATATTCAAAAACAAATATTCAATATCAAATGTAGCAAGTTTTTCTACTTTTACTCCTTTAGTAAGAATACATTTACTTAATGTATCAACAATAGCATTACTAATCTGCTGCATATCTTCTGATTCTAATGCCATAATTAGAATCTTTTCTTCTCTAACTAAAAAAGGACGATACTTAATTTTCTTCCCAGTTGAAGGCAATACCAACTCATATGTCGGTGTATTAATTTGAGGTAAAGGCATAATCTATACAATTCAGTATTTTATTTAGAAGACCACATAACGGTCATAATTCCAAAGAACAGTTACTTTTAAAAGTTCTGCTGCACCGTAAGTAACGGGGATTGGGTTAATTGCTTTAGGAAAAGCATTTATAAACTTATATCTTATCTGATTTTCGTGTCCCCTGTCAAATTTTCTAATATTCATTGTATCAACTTTATAGGTATCTGGATACCTCATTCTTCTATAATATCCTCTAGATTCTTGACTGACCTGACTATTTGCTCCACTAGAAATATAATCCATCCATCCCTCAAATATTCTTAATAGTGTATAATCCTGATCAATATAAAATGTAAAATTAATATCAGTATACAATCTAGTATGAACATATGATTGAGGAATACCCATAAAACTATCCTTCACTTCACTAGTTGCAAACTGAGAACCTGGTAATGATGCATCACTACAAAGTATCCCTGCTTTTCTTCCTAAGAAGGTTTTTATATCATTTACCTCAGTATATTTCATTAAATAATCATATATTGGTTTTTTCAATGCAGAAAAATTCACCAAATAATGGTTATTCTGTGCTAACCCACCTATCAGTGTTTTAGCCTCAGATGTTGATATAGATCTTGCTAACGATTCTGGCACTCTAAATATTTACTATGATACCTATATTTATATATGGCTTATAAAGGAAAATATCAACCAAGATGCCCCTATAAGTATAAAGGAGACCCTACTAATATTATATATCGTTCTCTTTGGGAACGCAAGTTTATGCAATATTGTGACTCAAATACCAATATACTTGAATGGGGAAGTGAAGAAATGTATGTTTGGTATAGATCTCCTATTGATAATAGACCACATAGGTACTTTCCAGATTTCTATATCAAAGTTAGAGAAAATGGTGGAAAAATAAAAAAATATATTATTGAAGTAAAACCAAAACGTCAAACTACACCACCAGCAAAACCAAAACGTCAGACTAAAGGATATTTGCGTGAAGCATTTGAGTTTGCTAGGAATAAAGCAAAATGGAATGCAGCAAATGAATGGTGTGTTGATAGAGGATTTGAATTTAAAATATTAACAGAAACAGAACTAGGAATCAAATGAGTCGCATCCGTAGCATAAGAGATAATTTATTAGGAACTGAAGATCCTGATGATTTAATGCTGGAAATTATTAGTGTTTTAACAGAAGGTGGCAAGGTTCCTGAACCTGGTGAATTTTATATATTTGTATATAATCCTAAAACACCAGGTATTCGCTATGATCAAAATCCATTAGTTGCAGTAACAGAAACACTAGAATGGGGATTTCGTGGTATCAACTTTCATTGGGGTGAACAGAGACAATATACTTGGAATGAAGTAGCAGGAGGACTCTATCAAGTGTATGATGATGAGTTAAATGACCTTGATACTATACCTTTTCAGAAGTTTCGTATAAATAGATAAAATACACCAGATAAGGTCGATAATGACAGATATATTTAATGAACAACAAAGAGACGCAAGAGAATTTTTCGGTACTGGAGAATTTGCTGAAGACGCTGATACAATTAGAGAAGAAAGAGAGGCTGCTGCTGATAACGCAGAAGAAATAGAAGCAGATACTATCCAAGTATACTTGGATAATGGATATTCATTAATGGAGGCAACAGCAGCAGCAAAAGGTGGTAATGAATGGTCTACTGGGGATAATACTTCTACAACCGTAACAAGTGGAGATAATAGAAGAACAGCAGAAGAAAGTCAAAGAAAATCTAGTAGAAATAAGAATTGGATTAATGTAAGTAATTTAAGAACTAAAAATAGAAAGAAACCAGAAGAAAAAATTGGTGGTACTTTAAGATACCCTTATGAAGCATTAACAGATCAAACAGATTATCTACAATTTGATATTAAACAATATGTACCATTAGGTTTAAAATCACTAGTGAGAGCTCCTGGTGATGATAAGAGATATGTAAAGGGTGGAAATGATGCTGCTGGAGGTATACTTCCTCAAGAATTAACTACTACAACAAGAGCAGTAATTAATGACGGTACTATCTTATTACCAATACCAGCACAGATACAAGACTCAAACTCTGTAAGTTATGGTGACTCATCATTAAATGGACTACAAGCTGCTGGTGTAAGTGCAGCAGCAGGAATGCAACAAGGCATTGCAGATGCAATTAATAAGGGTAGTGTAAAAGAAGCTTGGGATGAGTTTAGTGGTAAGATTGGAAATACAGCAATGGAATTTGGTAAGAATTCATTAGAAGGAATTGGTGGTGAACAAGTTGCTGCTGATATGTTACTTAAATATTTTTCAGCACAGGCAGTATCTGCATTTGGTGGTAATGTTACCTTTAGTCAGTTATTAACAAGATCATCAGGTGAAATTCTAAACCCAAATATGGAACTTCTATTTAATGGTCCAACCTTAAGATCATTTAGGTTTTCATTTAAAATGACTCCAAGAAATCCAATGGAGGCAAATCAGTGTGGATTAATTATAAGAGCATTTAAAAGAAATATGGCAGCAAAGGCACAAGGAACTTCTCAATCTGGTTCTTGGTTCCTAAAAACACCTAATCTGTTTAATTTAAGATATAGGAGTGGAAAAAAAGATCATCCATTCTTACATAAATTTAAACAATGTTTCCTTACTGATTGTTCAGTTAATTATACTGGTGATGGTGTATATGCAACATATGAGGATGCAACACCAACATCAATGATTCTAGATCTATCATTCAAAGAAGTTGAACCAATTTACAATATTGATTATGATCAACAACCAGGACAAGAGGCAGTAGGATACTAATATGGGATACTTTAGAGAACTACCAAATTTACTTTATCCTTCTTTCTTAAAGGATAAAAACTCATCATTAGATTATCTTGAAGTTAAAAATCTATTCCGTAGGGTCAAATTAAGAGATGACTTACGAACTGCATTTACTATGTTTGATAAGTACGAGATTCCAGAAGGGTATCGTCCAGAAGTTGTAGCAGAAGAAATCTATGGTAGTCCAGAATTTGATTGGGTTGTTATTATAACTGCTGGTATTATTAATATAAGAGATGAATGGCCACTTAATAACAGAGATCTATATGAATATGCTTCAGGAAAATATGGTACAGATTTGAATGCTGTTAGATATTATGAAACAACAGAAGTCAAAGATACTAATGGTCGTTTGATTCTTCCAAAGGGTAAGGCAGTTGATAATAATTTCACTATACCTAAACCAGGAGAACCAACAGCAACTTTAAATCCTGTTAGTGGTGTTAGTAATTATGATTATGAAACTCGTTTAAATGATGAAAAGAGAAATATAAACTTGCTAAGACAATCATATCTTCAAGAGTTTGTGAATGATATGAGAAAGATTATGATTTATGGAAAATCATCTCAGTACATAGACGAAGATACAATACAAACAGAAAATATAAGAGTTACAATGCCATAAAAAAGACCCCTTATGGGGTCTTTATATCCTCCTTACTGGAGGCCCTATGTGGGGGGTCTTATTGACGTTGCCCTTCTAATTATTCTTGTGCTAGTTT